TAAAAATCCTACCTCGGTCTCGGCAACTTCCAAGCCGTACTTCTTCACAGACTATGACGTCGATAGGTCTTCCAAGGCAGCTCCTCTTCCCCGTGTTGCATTACCTCCTGCGGCGCCTCGACCTTTGCCCCATCCTCCTGCCACCGCTCATTCAACAGGTCGCCAACGCCCAAGTGCCAGTGACCGGGTAGCCAACCCCAACCCTGTGGCTAGTCCTTCTCCAATTCCAACTCCTTACAATGAGTGGACACGTGACTTTAAACAGGCTTTTGATTCTCTACAGGCGGTGCGTGAACGCCAGCCACAACCTACAAATCCACAAGAACCACCCTCTGATTCTTTTTTAGGCCTGCCTTCGACGACAACAGCGACCCATGGGCGGATATACCAAAAGCCGACTGTGGAGGATTCACCCCTTTTGCCGACCCAGCCCTCTGGTACAGTGACGTCGTCAGCGTCCCTTGCCCCAATCATACAAGAGGCGAACGATGCCAGTGCCAGGGAGGTCCAGATGTCCCACGTTTCGCTCCCACCAGCTCCGCCCTTGACCAGAGATGGTGAGGGAATTCATTCCCTTCAAGACGATAAGTCTGTTATAACCCAACAGGCTTTAAACATCTCTGGCGAGTAGGCGTCCAAGCGCATACCATCCTACAAGCCAACCTACTACACTCCTTCCTTGGTAATTCCGGGACTCCTCCGACGGTACACTCAACTGTTCTAGGCTTACAACAAGCCATACAGAGTTGCTTGCAACTCTGCGATAAAGAAAAATTGAGCGAAGAGTGTCCCTGGTATGTCCTCCCTCCAGAGCACAAACAATTAACGTTTTACTCCTTCTCCCGCACTTTCGAATTACATCGCCCTCCAACTGATGTTTTCTCCTCCGCCGTACGTCTCCTAACGATTACTCCGACTCCTTCTGAGGTGTGGGAATTCCTACCGCATGAAATCTACTGGCATGACGCCTTGGCTTTCCTACCTAATATACACCTCAGTGGCGCTACTTACCCCCCTTTGCTCGGCCAGCTAGGGAAGAAGTTCTCTGCCCACCCCTCATCTAGACCACACATCGCAAGGCCAATCACGAAAAAGATGCAGAATGCCCTATTGGAGAAGTATCCCCATGTTTCTGGCCGAGCCGGAGCAAAAATGCACCTACGTCTCGAAGACATCTTTTTCAGTCACAAACTCTCACCCCGAGCCAACAAGATCTTTCACGCCCTACTTTCCCATGATAATGACTGGGAAGATATTGTGGCTATCTCTCTCCTCTTGCTAGATACCTTCTCAGCAACTTCTTTCTTAGCTGTTGACTTCCTATTGGCTAACCCACATATCTTCTCTCTACCTCTAGCCACCTTCGCGAAGTTGATGAAAGTCCTACACACCGGTGCCCGCGTGACGCGTACTTTCCCACCCGTGGGTTATCTAAGCATAGATAACGTCCGCGGGCTTTATGGACTCGATACTATTGTCGGCCGTTCCGAGAATTTGCCTTTGGACATAACTGCTGAGATCAGAATGCGTCTAGAGGACCCTTCACTGCGGCGTCTACCACAGTTAGAGCCATCCGCCCCTCCATTTTCATCCACAGCTGACTACGACACTGTGCTTGCTTCATCGATTCGCAAAGCCGTTCAATCCACTCTTCAGCCACAAGTTACTGGCCATACTTTCACAGATTGGTACGCACGCCGTATGTTCTGGGCTGCAGCGGGTGGCGCCCCGGGTGCAACCGTTCGCTGGAACATCGGTAAGCCTAAGGAACGTCTCAATAAACGCGGTGCTCTACTCATTATCCCTGAGAGCCACATAAGAAATATCTCTGCTAATGTCCTAGGTGCGATCTTATGGTCCAAATGCGCTCCGAAATACGAAAACGGGAAAATGCGAGCTATTTGGAACACGTCAATAGAGCACTATGTCCTTCAGGCCTATATCCTCGACATGTTTGATTCAGCGCAACGCCCTGATTCTTGGTCAACCTCATCGAACGACTTAACAGCTAAAGCCCGCAATGATTTGCTCCGCCTCTTAGCTTTGTCTGGTTGGCAGCATAAGTTAGTTGGATTCATGTGGGACTTCTCCGACTTTAATATCAACCATACCTTTAAAGCTATGATACAGCTTTTCTCCATCACCACCGCTGAGCTTTCTAAACGCCTCATTCCTCCAGAATCTCAACCCCTTTCTTATTTGGAAGACGTGCGGTCTGACTTAGGCCGCGCCTTGGCATGGGTTAACGCAGCCAGGGCTACGACCATCTTAGAAGACCCGTCTTCCGGCTTGATTGCGCAAGTAGTCCGTTCTCTCCAGAGTGGTGAGCGAGCAACTAGCTTCACTAACACGATACTAAACCGCGCATATTTAGAGATGCACCATACTTTCTCCCGTAAGTACTTCTCTCGCCAACTGATCCTCGACTGGAGCCATCATCAAGGTGATGACGTTTATAGCCTAACTAAGAGCGTTATCGATTCGATGTTGGCGTGTATTATTTTTAATCTTCTAGGTTACGCAGGTCAATTGTACAAGATAACTAATGATTACGCTTACGTTGGAGAGTTTCTTAGATTAAATTACAATTCCGAGGATGGAGTTGTGGCGGGTTACCCACTCCGTAGTTGTATGGGCTTGATAGGTGGCGAATTCTTCCGCGACAACGCAATTGATCCTGCCGCACGAGCCGCCGCCTTCTTACAACAATATGACAAAGTTGTCCGCCGTGGCGCCCGTTTCCCCCGCAACATCCTCATGGCTATCATTCGACGTAACACCAGCCTAGCG